AAGCCAACGCTTGATGATTTTATTGCTAAGAAGAAGAAAGTTCCTTCTAAGAATAAAAAAGGTTCTGTTCCACCAGATTACGATGTGATTCTACCTGGTATGGGATACACCAAGCCTACCAAGAAGAAACAACCAAAGAAAATTAAAAAGAAGTAAGGACAAATGCTTACAACCAAAGAGGTTATTGCTAAGGTATCACGGCTACAGACTAAGTACTCAGCGCGTGATCAACGTATGCGTGACGTGCTATCTGTGCGCCAAGGAGATATAAGCAAGGTCTATCCTGCTATGTTCTCTGAGGAATACCCAAAGCCTCTGGTTGCTAACTTTGTAGATGTAGCTGCACGCGACCTAGCAGAGGTAATGGCACCACTGCCATCCTTTAACTGCGCTGCTACCAATATGGTTTCTGACTCTGCACGCAAGGCAGCAGATACTAGAACTCGTATCGCAAACTACTTTGTATCAGGCTCAGAGTTACAGATTCAGATGTATCAGGGCGCTGACTGGTTTAACACCTACGGCTTACTACCAGCAATGGTAGAGATGGATTATGAAACAAACAATCCTAGAATCCGCTTGCTAAATCCTTTTGGTGTCTATCCTGAGATGGACCGCTTTGGTCGCTGTATCTCAATTACTCAAGTAATGAATACTGATGCAGAGACTCTAGCAATGCAGTATCCAGAGTTCTATAATCAAATTATTACAAATAGGAACTATGCAAGTAGCTCTCCTTATATCACAATGATTCGCTACCACGATAAGGACCAAGATTTAATCTATGTTCCAGATCGTAACAACTTAGTTTTATTAAACCTACCTAATGCCATTGGTAAATGTTTAGCCCGCGTTGCAATGCGTTCATCCCTAGACGGAGAAGCACGCGGTCAATTTGATGATGTTCTAGCAGTACAACTTGCTCGTGCTCGCTTTGCAGTATTACAGATTCAAGCAGCAGAGAAGTCTATCCAAGCACCTATTGCTATTCCGCAAGATGTACAAGAACTAGCACTTGGTCCTGATGCGATTATGCGTTCTGCTAATCCGCAAGGTATCCGCCGTGTTCCATTAGAACTTCCACCTGGAGTCTTTACTGAGTCAAGCGTTCTAGAGCGAGAACTACGTTTAGGTTCACGCTATCCAGAAGTACGTAGCGGTAACGTTGATGCTTCAATCATTACAGGTCGCGGTGTACAAGCCCTACAAGCTGGCTTTGATACTCAAGTTCGTGCAGCGCAAGCACAGTTTGCAAGACTATTTACTGAGCTAGTATCTCTCTGCTTTGAGGTGGATGAGAAAATCTTTGGTTCTATGACCAAGGAAATCAAGGGAGTAGATGACGGTACTCCGTTTAATATGAAGTATGTACCAAGTCGCCAGATTGCTGGCGAGTATGGTGTAGATGTTCGTTACGGCATTATGTCTGGTATGAATCCAAACAATGCCATTATTGCTTTACTACAGATGCGAAGCGACAAACTTGTATCAAGAGATTATGTACGCAGAGAAATTCCTATGGAGTTAAATGTCACTCAAGAAGAGCAGCGTGTGGATATTGAAGAGATGCGTGATTCTTTGCGTCTTGCTGTTGCTCAGTATGCTCAGACCATTCCAGCACTTGCAGCCCAAGGTCAAGATCCTTCTCAGATTGTTTCTAGAATCGCCGAGGTTATTAAGGGTCGCCAAAAGGGTAAACAACTTGAGACGATAGTTGAAGAAGTATTTGCTCCAGAGCCAGCTCCAGAAGTCCCAACAGAAATGATGGGCGAACAAGTTCCAGCAGCAGGTATGGCCCCCGTTCCTGCCTCGCAGCCAAATCCAGAACAAATGGGTGCGGCCCCTGCTGCTGGCTCTCGTCCAGATATTGCTACATTACTCGCATCTATTGCAGGGTAGGGAGGTGTAAAATGAAAAAAGGTGGTCGTGCAAAGGCTCCAATGGCAAAGCCAACTGAGGGCAAGAAGGATATGAAGAAACCAGCAGGAGGCAAAGTTGCTTTTGGCTATGCTGGCAAAGCTCGTAAAGGCAAGAAGGCTTAGTTTTATAGTGAGAGGATAGAGCGTGGAAGATAAAGATTACGTACCACGCTCTGTCACTCTCGCAGATTTTTTTGTAATCGTATCAGGTTTCTTTGTGAATATAGTCCGAGCTGTAGAGATGCTCGCATCAGAACTTTTAGATTTAGCAGTGTATAACGCAAATAGAACAACGAAGGTTTCCAAAGTGTGGGAACAATTTACATCAGATTTAGAAAAGATGGAGGATCCAAATGGCTAGAGGCCCACTCGCAGGAGCAGCAGGCCCAGGCAAATTCTCCAAGAGGACAGATGGAATGTCATTCCAGTCCACAGAGTATGGCTCAGGTGTAGAGAACACTGCTAATAAAGCAGGAGCTCCACTAGCAACAACTCCAGATGTACGTGCAACATCTCGTTCAGAGATGGGTATGGCTCCAAGTCAATTATCTGGCAAGACAGATTTATTTGCACCATCTGCAAATCTAGGCGAGCCTGTAACTACAGGTATTGCTATGGGTGCAGGAGCAGGTCCAGAAGCACTTGCAATGACAGGTATTCAAACAGAAAAACTATCAGACATCTTAGCAAAGATGCTTCCTTACGATCAATCAGGTGAGGTAGAGATTCTCTATCAGCGTGCATTAGCGCGAGGTATGTAGTGCCACAAAATTCAATCACATCTTCAGCAGCGCAAGCTGGCCTTACTGCAAAACAAAAGGCTCAGGTTGATGGTTTACAAAAGTTATTAGACTCTCATAAGGGTCTATTATCGCTGCCTGCACCTGCTGCTCAACAAAAGTTTCAATCATTACCACAAGAACAACAGACTGCACACGTTGCATTGTTCGGTGGAGATGATAATGAAGCTCCAGAGCAAAAGCGCGGTTGGCTTGGTGGTGCTATTCACTATGCAGGTCAAGGTGTTAAGCAAACTATAGGTCGTGTATTTAGCGGATTAAACGAAGTATCAGATTTTATGACCCGTGTTTATCGTACGGGCGCTATCGCTGTTGACCAAGGCGTAGACCTTGACAAGGCATTCAAGATAGCAAACGATAAAGGTGACCAAGTATTTAGCCCTACTCGCCTTGCAGATGCTCGTAACAAGTATGGCTCAGACCGTATTAACGTAGCAGTTAAGGTTGCACAAGGTGTCCCATTAGACCAGATTATCGCTGGTGGTACAGATGCTGAAAAGCAGATTGCTGCAGAAGCAGCAAAGGGTCAAGATAAACTCTTTCAAGATGCACTTGACAAAGTACAAGCTGCTAAGTATTCACCTGGTCGTCAATTAGCAAACCTATTGCTTCCAGAAGGTTTGGAAGGTTCAGGGTTTCTATACAAAGGTATCTCAGGTTTTGTAGATGCTGGATATAGAGTCTTTGCAGATCCTACACTTTTACTAGGTAAAGCTAAAAAAGCCTACGATGCTGCTAACTATGCCCTATTCAAAATAGCAGGAGATGCAGGCGCTGTAGATAAAGTATTTCAAAACAAGAATGTAGTAGGTTTCTTTAATACTTACGGTAAGGAACTTGAGAATCTCAAAGTTGCCCGTGCTAATAACAACATTGTTGCTGCAGAAAAAGCATCATCTACTTTACGTCGCTTAGCTCCAGAGTTTGGACCAGCGGCTACAGATGAGTTTATCCGTGCTGGTGTCAATAATGCTGATACCGCTAAGGCTTATTTGCAAAATCACGCGGATGTCAAGACTATTCTTGCTGGACAATCTGCACGTAAGACCCCACTTGTACCACGTTTGGATGCAGCACGTAAGGCTCGCGTCAATTTCTTTACAGCAACTGATAAAGTTTTTAATATAGACAAAGTAGGACAGAGAGTTGTCCAGGCTTTGTATGGTACTAGCGCACAATACGAAGATATTGTTACAGGTATTACTACCCGCGTTGAAGATATTGCTAGACAAGAGAAGCAAGTAGGTCGTTTTAAGGGCGCAGATGGCGCATATCGTATGCCATTGTCACAAATCCAAGGACGTATTGACCGCTTTGCTCGTAAGTTTACAACGATTCCATACTTCAAAGATGGATTCTTTGATGTAAATGCAGCAGATGCTGCTACTCAGGTCTATCGCTTAGCACGTCTAGGTAACTCTCGTTACCACTCTCGCATTATTGCTGAGACTTTTGCTGCAGGTGGAGAGGGTCAGCGCAAGCAAATCTTTGCAGGACTATGGAATACCGTAGCTGAGGTACGTGGTGTATCAAAGTCTGCAGCAGGCAAGTCCTATATGGATGAGTTTGCAGGTTCTGGTAGAAACAAGCAGTATGCTGCTTCAGTTATTAAGCGCAAAGTAAATGAATTTGGTGACGAAGTAAATGAAGTCACAAATCCTGCAGAATTTGATGGTCAGCAAATGGCTATCTTTGCTTATCAACTGTCACCTAATATGGCAGTTCCATCTATTGTAGATCTTGACAGACTTGCTGCTCGCTCTGGAATTATTGACAGGGTTATGGGTGTATCACACCAAAGCTGGGCTGAAAAAATGACTTCATATTGGTCAATCGGTACTCTTGCGGGTCCACGTTTTCCAGTTCGTAACGCAGCAGAAGACTTGATGTTACATTTAGCAGTAGGTGATTCACCTTGGGGTGTAGCCAAAGCGCGTTTGCTTTCTACAAAACTACGCCAAGCACAAGGTCAAGGCAATCTAGGCTTTATTAACAAACTTGTATACCGTAATCAGACTGCTAAGTATCAGAAGGCTATGGAAGATGCTATTGCTTCTGGTAATCCACGTGCAGCACAGAAGGTTCTGGCTGAGGCCATCCTTGAATCAAAGGTAATTTCTAAATTAGATGCTGAAGGCGCAGAACTCCTTAAAGAAATTGCAGAGTTTGGTTATCTTGATGACACACTAAGGGCTGTTGCAGAAGGTGGAAAGAACGCTATTCGCGGCGGCGACCAATACTTCAATGCCACTAGAGATGTATCTAAGTTTGGCAAGATGGGCGCTATTGAAGTCAATGGCAAGAAACTAAAGCAGGCTACAGGTCTAAAGGCTTACTCAGAATTCAACCCAATTGCTTCAGATGATGCACGCATTAGCTGGATGGTTCAAATTGGTATCATATCTCAAGATGAACTAGGCCGTATTGCCTTGATGAATCTAGATGATGATGGAACTCGCGCTATTAACGCGGTGCAGGACTATCTAGATAAACTGTCATTAAAAGAGCGTGAGCGATTCTCGCTATACAGCACAGGTGCATCTACCCGTGTACACGCAGAGCGTGTAGTTGAATCTACAAAGAACCTAGTCTCAAAGCGTAATGGTCAAGTAAATGACGAATTACTAAGCAAGATTCGTAAGCGCAACGAAAAAGGCGATATGGTTATTTCAACCAAAGAGTTTCGCCTAGAGGACTTGCCTAATAAGAATAACCCAGACCTAGCACCCGAATGGGTATCTGGTCCAACGCTTGTGCCAGTATCAGATAGCGATAACTTTGCTGCATCTCTAGTAGATAAGACTTGGGATTATATGGGCGAAGCTAATGCTCGCTTCTCGCGTGAGCCGCTAGTCATTGATTCAATGATTCGTATTCGTAAAGATATGCGTGCTACTGGTTTTGAGAAGCGCATTATGGAGCAATTCACCAGAGGTAAAGTTGGTGATGAGTTAAAAGTTGCAGAAGATGCAGCCAAAGCCCATATTGTTTCTATCGCAGAAGACCTAGCCAAGGATCGCGTTCTAGCATTTGTAGATAACCCTGCAGTTCGTAGCCAGTTAGCTATGTCTGCTCGTAACTTTGCGCGTTTCTATCGCGCTACCGAAGACTTTTATCGCCGCGTTTACCGTACTGTCAAGTATAACCCAGAAGCATTGACGCGTGCATCACTTACTTATGAAGGTGTAGCACACTCAGGCTTTGTACAGACAGATGATAATGGCGATCAATACTTTTTCTACCCAGGACTAACACCTGTTTACAAAGTAATGAACGGTATTATGAAGGCATTTGGCGTACCTACTGCATTCCAGGTTCCAATGCCTGTTGAGTTCGGTGGTAAGTTGAAGATGATTACACCTTCAATGAACCCAGACTCACTGTTTCCTACCTTTGCTGGTCCATTAGCTTCGGTTCCAATGAAGATGATTTTCAACGTAGTCCCACAACTAAAGACTATTGAAGAAACATTCCTTGGTACCTATGGCGTAGATCAACCAATGATTAACGCAGCATTGCCAGGTCACGTAAACCGTATTCTTGCAGCATTAAACAAGGACGAGCGCAACTCTCAGTACGCCTCAGCATTCCGTAAGGCTGCTACATATCTAGAAGCATCAGGCCACGGAATTAAACCAAAGATTGACCCAGAAACTGGCTTAGAGATTCCGCCAAGCCCAGCAGAATTAGCAGAATATCAAGATAGAATACAATCAGCCACTATCTCTGTTCTTGCAGTGCGAGCACTATTTGGATTTATTGCACCTGCTTCACCACAGATTACACTCAAGAGTGACCTATCAAAGTGGGTACGTGATAATGAGCGCACATCTTACAAGCAGGTATTCAATCAACTTATCAATCAGTATGGCAGTATTGATAAGGCAATGGAAGAGTGGATTCGCCTCTTCCCAGATGAGATGCCATATACCATCTCTGAATCTGACAACGTATCTGTACTTGCAGCCCGTTCAGTAGATAAGTCTGTGGGCTGGATTCAAGAGAATGAAGGCTTACTCAAGAAGTACCGTGAGGGTGGCGTATTCTTAATGCCACGCGAAGGTGACTTCAACTTCGATGCTTACAAGTTACTGTATAACTCAGGCTTGAAACAGAACAAAACCTTGCAAGATTTCCTACGCGAAATCAGTACCGCTAAAGATGAGCAGGTTTACTACACAACTCGTGACCAGTTTGAGACTCAACTTGCTAGTACCTACACAGATATAGGCAAGCGTCAACTACGCGATCAGTTCTCAATCTGGAAAGAGCAGTTCTTAGGCTCACGCCCAATGCTTCAGGAAGAACTAGGTAAGGGTGCAGAAAGCAGGATTCGTCGTATCCGTGCTTATGATGACTTGCGTAAGATGCTAAACGACAAAGAAGTTACAGCATCACCCAAGACTAAAGCAGTTCTAACTCAGATGAGCCTAGCTTTTGATGAGTACCAGAATGCCAGAGATGCCATTTATGGCAATACAGAAACAGCTCAAAATTACAAAGACCTTTTGCAAATGAATATCAAGACTAAGTTACAACAGTTAGCAGAGGGCAACGCAAATGCTCAAGCAGCATACGATGTCCTGTTTGCTAGATTGATTGGAGAGTAAATTGGCAGAGATGAAGAGTGCTCCAGGACCAACGGAGATACCCAACTGGCAGAGCCAGATTATCAAGACCAATCAGACTGTCTCTAATAATGCTGTAAGCACAGGCGGTACCAATCCAATTGCCGTTGAACTTTACAATATGGATAAGCGCCAGCGTCAACAAATTGCTGTTGCACTAAAGAGCGCAGGCTACAGAGTTCCAACTAATGGCACATTTTCTGACAGTCTTTTGGGTGCCTATAATACCGCTTTGCAGTCTGCTCAATTACAGGCTGCTCAAATTGGTCAACAATTCTCAAGTACTTTCTTTACTAACTACCTTACTAATGAAGCAGCAGCTTACGGCACAGGAACTGGTAGAGATGGTACATCTATAACTGAGCGAGAGTCTGTAATCACCAAGGCTAACGCTAAGAACATTATTAACAAAGTATTTGAAGATCAACTAGGCCGCTCTGCTACCGACGATGAACTTGCTAGATACACAGCTACTTTCAAGAAGAAGGCTGCGGCTAAACCTACTATTACTACCACTACTACAAGTGGCAAGAGAACTAAGATAAAGACTGAGCCAGGATTTACTACTGGCAGAGCAGAGCAATATCTTGTTGACCAAATTGCTGAAACAGATGAAGCAAAGGCTGGAGAGGTCTTGAATTATTACCAGGCATTTATGAGAAAGCTAGGTTTGTAATGGCAAAACGTCCTAAATCAACTTGGGTTGCTCAGATATTTAATATCTTTCCTGGCAATGGATTGCCTATTGGTTTCGTAGATGTTGTCTATAATAAAGACGGATCTATTGCTGGTTACGAAATAGATGACAAGTTTTACGAAGTAGGAAAAAAGCCAGAAGGTAAGAAGACAACAAAACAAGGAACAGACCCTAAAAAATTTGGTTCTGATTTTGCTGCTTCTGTTGCTGCTCAAAATGAAAAGATGGACGCTGAGCGTGCTGAGACAGATAAAGCCCTAGAATCTGCAGGTGATGAGAGAACCCGTGCTGAACTTCGCGCTACTGTAAATAACAAACAAAGTTATATTGAAGCACTTAGAAACTCTTTGCCTCGCTATGAGGATGTTATTGAACGCTATGCAACCAAGGTTGCTCGCGGAGATGAACTTGACAGCATTGAGCAACGTGAACTTACAGATGCTCAGAAGAATTACGCCTCTTTGATGAATACTATCAAGGAAGTGCAACAAGATATTTTTGAAACAATTTATCCAAATCAAAAGAAAAGCAAAGTAGAAAAGACCCCTCTTGCTGCAGCCGCTGGTCCGACAGGAACTCCAGCCGCTTCAACTGCAACCATAAAAACTACACCTACTACAGGCCCAACTGGTCCTGCTACAGCAACAACGCCATCTGCTGTTACTACTCCAAGTACTCCAGCAAAAGGCAGTATGCCTACATTTCCTTCTAGCGGTAAAAAAGGAAATGTAGTACCAGGTTCTTTTGACCCAGGAAGATTTCGTATGGGTGAAGAAGCATCTATGGGTGCTACAACTCCAGCAGGTGTAACTCCAGTAGGTGTAACTCCAGCAGAAACAACCACTGGTACTAGAACTCTTGAAAGCATTCTTGGCGATGTTCAGAATTACTTTGATTTACCAGATTACATCTTCAAACTTGATAAAGACTTAAGTAACTTACTTGTCCGTGCTGTAAATGAGAAATGGACAGAAGATCGCTGGAGCAAAGAAATTGAAACAACCAACTGGTGGCGCAAGAATAGCGACAGCGTTCGTAAGCGTTTAGTTTCATTTGGCAATTATTCAGACCTACAAGGTCAAGGACAAGATGTCAGCAAATCTGACTATGGTCTATGGCTAAGTAAAAAGAAAGGCCAGCTTAAGGCCGATGCTCAAACTCTTGCAGGTGTGGCAATTACAGACCAACAAGCAGATGAGATTGCTAAAAAGATTTATCTTGGATTTTTAGATGATGATGAAAATGCTATTCGTGCATTCCTCGTTCCATTGATTGGTAAGACCACATCAATTGTCGGTGGCAAGACAATGACTGGCTTTGGTGGTCAGGCGCTCAAAGACTACCAGACACTGCAAAGTATTGCTAAGGCCAATGGTTTTAGTTTGTCTCAGATTCTTCCTGGTATTTCTGCAACCACAACTGGTGGAGATTTAGAAGAAGCAGTCCTTGAGAAGATTGCCCTTGGAGAACTAGACGTAAATCGTATCTCCCAAGATGCTCGTATGATGGCAGCTATTGGTCAACCAGAGTTTGTTCGTGGTTTACTAAATCAAGGTTATGATCTAGATCAAGTCTACGCTCCATACAGAAATACTATGGCTAGCGTTCTAGAACTAAACGCAGAACAGATTGACTTAAACGATCCAACACTACGCTCTGCTATATCTGATAAAGGTGAAACAAATCTATATGATTTTCAGAGACAACTCCGTAAGGATTCTCGCTGGCAGTACACACAAAGCGCTCGTCAAGAAGTCGGTGACATTACACTCAATGTACTTCGTGACTTCGGATTCCAGGGGTAAATAAAATGGCTGATATAAGATTTGGTGCATACTCAAAAGCATACTATGGCGATGTGGTAAAAGCCGAAAGACCTAGAAGCACTGGCTTAACTTTAGTTCCAATACATCGTTCTAGCGGTAAACCAATTGTTGATACCGATGTTGGATATTATGGAAATAAACCAGGAGATATCGTTGAGCGACTTTACAAAGATGGACAATACGCCCAAGGTCTTATCAATAACAAACTCTACGAAAATGGAGTTGAAGTATCTCCAGAGCAAGCCCAGGCTGGTCATACTTTTAATTACAGTGATATTAAGGGAGAACTTGCTACCCTTGGTATAAGAACTCCAGTTGGTACAGGTGGTTCACAATTTGTTCGTGACCCTGCAGCAGAAAAAAAACTTGCTGAAGCAGTTAGAGCAAATCTTAAGGCTGGTCGTGAGTGGAATCAAAATACTGCATTTAGTGCGGCTTCAGGATTCTATATGCCAGATAGACCAGGATTCAAAGAAGCCCTAGCAGCAGCATCAGATGAAGAAATTATTGGATTTGTTGGTGGTGTAAACAAAGAAGGTGTCATTGGTGCTGGTTATGGAATCAACGCTGTATATGACGTATATTCTAGTAATGTTTCTACACCTGGTGGTAAAGGATATGGTACGGGCGAATACGGTGGAACAGGTCCAACCCCGTATGCCAGAGGCAGTCGTGCAATTACTGAATCAGACATACTTGCACTTGCTAAAATATCTTCCAATCCTGGAGACCCTCAGCAAGGTAATGCAAACAAACAACTTATATTTATTTTTGAAAATGACCCGTCTTGGCTAAGACGAGAGCAAGCACGAGACGCAATGTCTTACGCTACTCCAGGCTCTCCAGACTACGATAGGGCGATGGCTACTAAAGCAACTGGCAGTGCTAGAGATATGGCATATACAGCATCTGATGGAAGACAGTTCTCAAGTCCTGATGCTTATACTACATACCAAGCAAACCTTGATTCTCAAAAAGCAGAACGTAAATCAGCATATGATTTGCTATATCAACAGTTTGCTAAGTATGGATTGCAGTCATTGGTTACACCTCTTGAAGGTCTAATCAAAGAAGGTATTCCAGCATCTGAGTTTGCTATTCGTCTTCGTGAGACAGATGGTTACAAACAACGTTTTGCTGCTAACCAAGCACGTATCAAAAAAGGATTATCTGCTTTGTCAGAAGCGGAATACATTGGACTTGAAGATGCCTACCAAGGCATTATGCGTCAATACGGTATGCCAGAGTCTTACTACACTCGTGGCGAATTAGGCCGTCAAGAAGGTTTCGAGAAGTTTATTGGCGGGGATGTATCGCCTGCAGAATTAGAAACTCGTATCTCTACTGCATATAACAGGGTAATAAATACTAACCCAGAAGTAGTTCAGGCCCTCAAGCAATACTATCCAAACATTACCAATGGTGATATTTTGTCATATGCGCTAGATCCTGATAAGGCTCTAACAGATATCAACAAGAAGATTACAGCCGCTGAAATTGGAGCAGGTGCAATGCAAGCAGGACTTACAACTGGACTTGCTAGAGCAGAAGAGCTACAACGCTATGGCGTTACCAAAGAGACAGCTCAACAAGGCTTCGGAACTATCGCTAGTGGCCTAGAGCGTGGTCGCCAATTATCAAACATTTATCAACAACCTGAGTACACTCAACAAGTAGCAGAGACAGAGGTCTTTGCTTTACCTGATGCTGAGAAAGCACGCCGTCAGAGGCGCAAGTTAGGACAACTTGAGACAGCCACTTTCAGTGGAAGCACTGGAATGACTGGTGGAGCACTAAGCCGCGAACGCGCTGGTCAATACTAAGCCTGCTAACGGGACGACTGGTCCGTTAGAGAGATATCAAAACCAGTAGTAGAAGCCATACAGAAAGCCCCCGAATCTGTATGAGGTCTACGTAAACTAAAAAAGAAATGGGAGAAGGACCTATGTCCAACTACGACTACGAAGATGACGACTTTGATACCGATAACGGTAATGACCTCGTCAAACAGTTGCGAAAAGCAAATAAACAAAAAGAGAAAGAACTAGCTGACCTAAAAACTCAGTTTGAATCTATCTCTAAATCCAACCGTGAACGAGCAATCAAAGATGCGCTTGCTAGTCGCGGGGTAAACAGCAAAATTGCTGCATTTATCCCACAGGATATAGACCCAACTGAAGAGTCTGTATCTAAATGGCTGGAAGATTATGCCGATGTATTCGGCTATGAAACCCAGTCTAACCAGGCAACGCCTAATGTAGATCCAAAGCAGGCTGCTGCGTATCAACGGATGACCAATGCTGTAGAGCAGGGAATTACTCCTGAGTTCCAAGCAGACGTTCATCGTAAGTTGATGAATGCAAGTAGCCGTGAAGAACTGGATGAAATTATTAGGTCGTCTGGTCTCTAAGACCGAACCTATCCGAAAGGTAAAATAAATGGCAATTCCTACAGGTACATTGACACAAATTTCGTCAATGCAAAACCTTGTACAGAGTGCGTACGATCAGTATGTTCGTATGGCTCTTCGCTCCATCCCAGTGATGCGTGCGTTGGCTGATGTTAAGCCAGTACAGCAAGCAATGCCAGGTTCGTCAGTTGTATTCTCCATTTACTCAGATCTCTCAACAGCGACTGGTACATTGACAGAAACTTCTGATGTTTCCTCTATTGCTCTTGGTAACCCTTCACAGGTTACTGTAACACTTAATGAGTACGGCTCAGCCGTAACAACAACCAAGAAGTTGAATCTAACTTCTTTCAACGATGTTGACTCAGCTCTTGCTGACATCATTGCATACAACGCTGCAGATTCTATTGACTCTGTAGTAGCAGCCGTTCTAACTGGTTCCACAGGAACTAACGTAATCTACGGTGGAGCCGCAACTGGCACCAACTCTATTACATCCTCTGGCACCATCACTGCTGCTAACATCCGTAAGGCTGTTGTTCAGCTTCGCAGCAACAAGGCAGTTCCTCGCATTGGCGATCTATATGCTGCATATCTACACCCACGTCAGTCTGCTGACCTCCGTGCCGAATCAGGCACTGGTGGATTCCAGGAGCTAACCAAGTACGTTGATCGTACTCCGTTCGTTGCTGGAGCAGTTGGCGTTCTTGAAGGTGCATTCATTGTTGAAACACCTCGCGTTCCGTCTGCGGCAAATACGCAATCACCAGCAGTTACTGTCTATAGCGCAGTAGTTGCAGGTCGTGAAGCACTTGCTGAAGCAACCGTTCAAGATACATCAGTTGTGATTGGTCCAGAAATTGACGCTCTGCGCCGTTTCCGCACCATCGGCTGGTACTACTTCGGTGGCTTTGCACGTCTTCGTGAAGCGGCTCTATACCGCATTGAGACTGCAACTTCTATCAACTAGTAGTTGATTGACTATCAGGCAGGACCTAGAAGCCCTGCTTGGTGGTGAGTCAATTCTGAAAGGAAGAAATGCCCTACACATTAACAACACCTTGGCGTTGGGAAACTTGGGGAGCTGACTACACCCAGTTCACTCCATACGCTCGCCTTGCTGGTAGGCCAATAACTGGTGGTTCAATAACAGGAACTATCAATCCATTCCTTACTGATATTCCTCGTGGTTATACATTTATTGTTAATGGAACTACTGTTACTACAGAGCAGACACCAAGCCAAGATACACTGGCTGCTGCTGATTCATACTATCTTGGCGGAACTACAAATACCATTAGTGATGCACAAGCACAGATATTTATTGACGCTGGATACGGGAGCTATGTAACTCAAATATGAAAAATCCAAATTGTCGTTCAGGTTGCAAGACACAAGATCACGAGTCTTATTCCGATTGTTTGCAATCAGCAAACTTTGGCTTTGCAGGGTGCTTCCCTACCAGGCAAGGCTGGGATAAGGACAAAGAAAAGAACTGGGATAAAGAATTGGATTCATACTACTCTGCTGTAAGGCAAGGAGTAGAGCCAATATCAACCAAGAAAAAAGATATCGACGCAGCAATGATGTTATCTAATGAGGCTGGTAAAGCCTTTGACGGAAACACTCTAAAGTTCAAGGAGAACTAAAATGCCAGGAAACTACCCAAACGAATATAGCAACAAGTTTGAGCCAGAAGAGAACGAGTACACACCTTGGCCTCCAGACACAAACGATAAGCCTTTTATGACCTATGAGTCCTTGATGAAGGGTGCTCCAGGAAAGCCTGC